CTTCTTCTCTCTACCTGCATAGTAAAGGTAACGACCACCGGGAATAAATCTAAGATTAGATATATGATCTATCAGAGCTTCCTTATCATCCTTAGATAACTTATCCTGACATACATCCTCAACTAATGTACAAGCCAGTTCATGAAATGTCTCTGCACCTTCATGAGAATACTTGGTATAAAATATATCTTCACTAAATTTAGATCTGAACTGTGGGTTTCTATTTGATTTAAACATGCCTACCCCTTTCCCCTATTAAGTCATTAAACAATTCTTGTTGCTCTTCTTCTTGTGGATAATGCATCTGCAATATTAACTGTGCATAATGTATTGCTTTCTCAATATCCTTTTTACCTTCACCTTTGGTACGGTGTCGAGTAATATATTTTATTACGTTACCTTCTAGGTAGTCTAGATTATTTGCATGAATATATTCTACTGGTTGGATACCACATCCTTTATAATGATTACCACCAATTTGAGTATCTAAAGGATTTTCTTTAGTAGATAAGTGAGCTAAGTTTTCTTCTGACATTTTCTACATCCTTTTCATTTATAACTTTATATGCAAATGATCTAACTTTTTGTGGTTCTAGTCCAGCATAATAACATATTGTTTCAAAATCTTCACAAGTAACCCCTACTGAAGTAAAGAACCATGCATGAGCTTGATCTCGTTGTAACTTAATATTGTTATTTTCTTTTTTAAATTCAGGTTTAGATACATCTAATAAAGCTTGTATAACAACTGCAGCATATAAGCTTTTATTTGAATCTTTACTTGTTAAGTCATATAAAGATTCAATAGATACATCAGAATTTAATTTCATTATACTCTTGGACAGGTCTATAGAACTTACCTCCTACATAATTATTGTAGAAGGCTGGTTCATCTGTTCCTTCTAGTACTGAAGATAAAACATTATACTTCATTTGGTAATAACATTCATAATATCTTAAACTCCTTTTGTTTTTAAACTCTGCAATAATTTCAAACTTAAAATGTTTCTTACCTATTTTTTTAATATCATCAATAAGATGTTTACTAGAACCCATGTATGACTTCCAATTAGATTCAGTCTTCCTGGTTTTCTTTTTGTATTTTCTATAATTATAATATTGCTTACAACCTATGTAAGCTTTACCAGTTTTAATATTAGTAATACAATAGACAAAACCAAATTGTTTTAGGTCAGGTTTCTGCTTACATATCCAATGCATTACCAAGCTGTTACCTCTGGAACATCAGGTTCTTTATATACACTAACTAAATATCTTTTACTTCTAGCATAATCAAATACTCTAATACCTTGACCATTGTTTGCATCCTGCCAACATTCTTTGTTATGTGAACAATAGATACAACCAATTGCTAATTTCATATTGCCTGATTTACCATCAGGTATAGCATCGTAACATCTATCTGGAACTTTAGAATCTGATACTATCTTTTTAAGATGTTCTATCCTGTGAGAAGCATTGATTAGTTCAAGTGAGTTATAAGAATCTAAACAAATTTGACCACTAGATTTATCTATTACTAAGAATGCTGCTTCATCTTTATTGTTAGCTTCAGCATAAGCTGATATCTGTCCTATGTATCCGAAAGGATCATCATTCAATAGATTATGTTTTTTAAACTTTGAGAAACTAAAACCAGAAGAACTCTTACAATCAACTACTACGTCATCTATTACTGCATCTTGATGACCTACCACACCACTAAGCTCCACTTCTTTTTGTTCATACTCAACTTTATGTCCCGAAATAGCAGCACAAGTTAAAAGTAGTTCCTCTAAAATATATCCATATAAGAATTTTATTCTTGTACTAGGACTAATATCTTTCATTTCTTTTTTAGAGTTAAAGTTATACCATAACTGTCTATCAGGTTTACCAATAGAAGATAATCTTAAATTATTATTTTCTCTTGGCTTTTCATTTAGAAATTCTTTTAAATGTTTTTTAATTCTTTCCCCAAAATTATCTACATATTTATCAAATTGTTTTTTATCTATCTCAATAGGATCAAGAGAAAATATTTGATATATATCTTGGACTATTGTATCAATTTTTTTCATGAATAAAAAAAGAGAGGGATACAAACTTTAATATGTATCCCTCTCAGTCTCCTTTCTTAGGGGTTAAGAAGCAAAAGCAACTTCTTCTGTGTCTACAACTTCTTCTTTAGGTGCAACGAATCCTCCCGGAACAACCTCTAATCCGTCAGGATTATAAGGAATTAAATCTATTACTTGTACAGTTTTTAAGTAACCATTAATTCCTTTATTACCATTTGTATTAAAAGAAACGGTATCAAATAAAACATTAACTTTAGAACCATTTCCTATCAATGTGTTTGAATCAACTGGTAATTTTTCAGAATCCATAACAGAAATATTAACAGGATCATCACCGAAAAATGGTCTTTGAGTTAATGTTACAAACTCACCAGGAATATTTCCTTTAGCGTCTGTTCTTATTCTTAAACCTAACTCTTCAGCCTTAGATTTATTTTCTTTATCAAGAACAACATTAATAACATACTCTCCGTCTGGTTTGTATTCAGTAATTCGAGGACGATGTACAGAAGCATAGTAAGCTTCGCCTGAGAGTACGCTGCCTTTAGTTAATTTTTGATTTGCCATTTGGAACTCCTTCAATATCTAATATAATTTAAATTATATAATTATCTTACCCATATAGTATACACCATATATATCATATGTCAATAATTATTTTAAGTATTTAACTAAAATAATGAATAATATATTATTAATGTGTTTCTGCCCATGTATTTCCTACCTTATACTCACAATCTAATGGGCATTTCATATCTAAAGTTACTTCAGTATCTTTCATAGCATCTTTAGTTATCTGTCCAAACACTTCTGTATCTTCTTTGGATACTTCAAATTGATATTCATCATGAACAGATGCCACAAGCTTTGCATCTATGCCTTTAGATCTAATACGTTCATCCATATGAACAAGCCATTGCTTACATACGATAGCTCCTGCTCCTTGTAGAAGAGTGTTAAGACTAGCATGACTAGATCTAATATGTAGTTGTCTACCGTCTAAAGCTTTAACTGTTCCAACTGCTGAAGCCTCAGTAATATTATCTCTAAGTCTTTTTAACTGTGGCATGTTTCTTAAAAAATTAGTAATTAACTGCTGGCCCCTTCTAGCACCAGCACCTACAACAGTACCTATCTTGGCTGGCCCTGCACCATATAGAAAAGCATAGATAAAAGTCTTAGCCTGATCTCTATTAGTTAGTCCAGCAGCTTTCATATTGGCTGTATGTACATCACCTGTAAGAACCTCTGTAGTAAACTTAGGGTCTTCCATGTAGTGAGCAAGACAACGTAACTCCAAACCACTAGCATCTGTACCTATAAGAACGTGAGTATCGGGATTAGATACTGTCCATAGCTCTCTACACTCCTTTCCATATGGACTGTAGATAGCTGGTACTTGTGCCATGTTAGGACTATTGTGAGCCATCCTACCAGTGACAGTACGTAAGGTCATTACCCTACCTCTAACTCTATTATCATCTTCACATTCTTTTATCCAGGCTTTGAGTAAGCCAGTGCGTTTCTGTAAAAGAAAATATCTACTAAACATCTGTGCTTCTGGCATATCAAGCTTAGATAATATCTCTTCGGAGACAACCACACTACCTTTTTCTGTATGCTTCTTAGGCTCCCATCCTTTTTCTATCAGACGTTCTGCTATCTGTTTACGAGAAGCAATGTTAAAGGGTATGTACTTAGTCTTGGTTTTTAATTCTACTTTAGTAGGCTCAAACATTTCTTGTGCTTGTTCCTCAAGTCTATGTTGTTCATCTTCAAGCTGAGATAAAAAGACTGTGGCTTTCTGTATGTTAAATGCAAAACCATTCTTTTCTTGCTGATCTATTATTGCTCGAACCTTCCTTTCGAGGTTATACGATCTATCTGAGAACGAACTACCCTCTCCTGAGAGGACACCAGCCACCTTCCTAGTAAGCTCAGTATCCCTTTGGCAATACTCCAACATTTCTTTATTGAACGTAGTAAAATCATTATAGTCTCCTTTGCTGTAGCCAAGTCTTTCTCCCCATGATTGTAGTGAATGTCCACCATCTCTGATGGGATTGTATAGTTGTGATTCAATCAAAGTATCTCTTACTTGAGATAATTTTATGTTGGAACCTGCCAAACGATTTAATATTGGGGCATCAAAACTAATACCATTATGCATTATGAACTGATCAATCTGTGCTGACCACTTCCCAAACTCTTTGCACTCATCTCCTATCCATGCTTTTTCTTTACCTGAGTTAAGAGCTTTTGCTACAATACAATGTATCTTTGTAGCATCTAGCTTATCTGTTTCTATATCAACTACTGCTGCTACCATGAGTCATATCTACTTGATAAGCTTGATTGGTTGGTATATGAAAAAATAACTCACCTTCCTTTACATGTCTGTTTGATACTTCTTTTACTTCACAGTCTTCTAAAACATTTGCATCTACGTGCCAAGCTTTAGTGCAATCATTATTAAACACTACAAAAGTAAGATCATTATTTGAATACTCTTCTTTCCTTTTATCTAGTAATCTTTTCTTTCGATAAGGTATACGCAATTCATCCCAATTATCAGGCCAATCTTCTTTCCAGGAATATTTTATCTCTACCTCATAGAAGTGATCTGGACTTCCATTATCTGTTTCCAATGTTATATCAAAGTAAGTAGTTTCTTTACTGTTGATAGAACACTTAGGAAATTTTTCAAGTAACCATAGTATCATATTCTCTTTGGCTTTACTATCTGACGCATCATATAAAGATTTGCTAAATGGCTTTTTCATTTATGGCTCCTAACTCCTCTGTTATTTTTTTAAAGTATTGTCCTACTTGTATGACCTGCTCTGGTGTAGCATTAGACATTATTTGATTAGCTAGTTTAGATACCCATTGAACATTGTCTTCTACATATCCTAACTTAGGAGTAATTCTATCTAAAGATGGTGCATTAGATCCGTCTAATTTTTTTAATTTAATTCCTAGTGCTGGACATTTCCCATCTTTAGGATAAATACTTTTTACGTACTCTTCTGTTAAGTTAAAGTCTACATTAAATTTCTCTGCTCTTTTCTTTGCATCTCTAATAGTAAACCAAAAAGGTTTATCTAAGTATCTTTGTTTAGCTTTTTTTCTATGATACTCTGCACTACCCATTCTCATTCTCCATAAAAGGATTATCCACTTGAGTCATTCTTCCTGTCTCCTTGTCGTAATGTAAGTAACAAGCTACTCCTGTGTCTCCAGTATATCTGTTCTTTAGAATACGAAGAGTAGTTGTATTGGCTTGATGATCATCCTCTGCCTGTTGGTTACGTTCCAATGCAATCACACTATCAGACAGGTGTGCTATGGATGCTGAACCTCTTAGGTGAGATAGTGATACCTCTCTACCATCCTCGTGTCCTCGATCCCCTGCTGGTCTTCTCAGATGGGATACAAGCAGTAACCCTATGCCTGTCTCCTCAACCAATGATCTTAACTTAGTCATTAGAATATCTATAGACTTTCTCTCATCACCATTGTCCTCTTGTCCCGATACTAGGATAGATAGGTGATCTAGAAATACCCACTTGCAGTCTAGTGCTTTTGCCATGTATCTAACTCGATCTAGGATTTCATCATTAGAGATAGATCCAAAATGATCAAAGGCAAAGAACCTCCCTGTATTGATGGTCTTATCTTCCCATTGTTTTAATTGTTCTCTGTCAAACTTATCTCTAATCTCCTTAATGTACAATCTAGCATTAGCTTCTACACTCATGATATTAAAAGCAGTATTCTTTATGTTCTCTTCCATAGCTAGAATACCAATATTATCTTTGGTATTCATAAGAATATGATGCATTAGCTCTCTAATGATACTGCTCTTACCCATGCCAGCACCACTGGTAAAGCAAACAAGCTCACCAGTTCTCATACCATAGGTCTTCTCATTGATCTTAGGCCAAGGATATAGACAAGTCTCACAATACTTTTCATCATACAATGACTCGCCTAAGTCAGCTAGGTTTACAATACCTGCTGGTGTATAGGTCTTGGCATTCCACCATGCTTGAGTAAACTTCTCTCGCTGTCCTGTCTTCAAATATTCATTAGCATCTTTTAATTCTAAACTAATAATCTTGCACTTATTAGGTTCAAATATTTGAGCTACTTGCTTGGCAGCTTCTTTTCCAGGCTCATCATTATCAAAGCACAAGACTACTGTCTCAAACCCATTTAGATAATTAAATGCTTGCTTACAATTCTGTAGTGCTGAAGCTGCTCCGTTCTTTATGGATACAACAGGCCACTTAGAACCAAGTAATTCATAGGCAGACATAGCATCTATCTCTCCCTCGCAAACTGTAATGAACTTACCGCCTTGGTTAAATACGTTCTGACCAAACAAACCAGCACTGGATAGATTACCTTCTGACCAGAACTTTTTTCCTTGAACCTCTCGTACCTTGTTTGCAATATGATTACCATCACCATCAAAGTACCGATAGATATGATGGCTTATTGTTGTTCCTGTTTGTTGAATCTGAGTAGAATACTTCTTGGCTGTATCCTTACTAATTTTTCTATCATGGATAGCACCAAAAGATCCAGATGTTTTTAATGTTGAACTAGTCTCAGTAGTCATAGGCACAACTCTAGATTGTTTCTCATCACTGTTTGTAAATCTTGTCTTACAACTATAACAATATGAATGACCATCCTCGTATAATACATTAGCGTCACTTGAGTTACACTTAGGACAAGGCATCCTATCAACTGCTCGTTCATTTGACATAACGTAATCCCCTTAGTTTAAGTTAAACAACCTTCCTCGTTTTGTATTTAAAGTTGTCTCTTACTCCCATATAGTTACATAAATCATAACGATATTTTACTTCATCCTGTGCTTGTTTCCTAGTTGGATGAGTACCAACTACAGAATACTTTCCTAATTTTTGTAGGCAAACTTCCCATCTAGCCATCGGTATAAGACTCCTTCCATAAGTTGTTTACAAAATCTTCCTTGTCTTCCATAACCTCGTCTATTTCCTGCTTCGCAAATTTCTTTGCTTCCCTTGGGGTATATCCTTCCTCCTGATACTGTCTTACCAGACCTCTAAATAAATTTTTTCTTTCTTTCTGCCACAAATTTTTAGTCATCATACTCTGCCCATTCCTGGTTTGCTTTTTTATATCCATATCTTTCAAGCAATTTTCTAAGCTTCAAATTTTCATCATCCTTTTCTTTTAAAAGTTTATTTAAAATATCTATATGATTAGATTGTTTATTTATTATATCTTTATCTTTCATATTTATTTATAACCTGTATTTATAATATATTATATATAATATTATACGCTACTTATTTTGTTTGTCAACATAAAATAAATGATCTTCGATTTGAGCTAAGAATTTAAAGTTTTTTTCCGAAGCCCAGAACGGTTTTACATATGAAGCATGATAGTGAGTTGCCTCTCTAGTTTTGGAGACAACAACACCTTTCAAAGCTAACTCTGCCACATTTATACTAGCTGTTAAACTCTTGATATCATTATATTTTTCTGGTTTACCATCACACCAGTAAGAGAACTGGCACTTGTCTCTGACAGGACTGTCTTTCCAGTATCTTCCCTGGTGAACTACTCCACATATAGTATCTGGAAACTTTTTACTATAAGTTCTTGTCAGTATCACATTTGCAACAGCTAACATTCCTATCAAAGATTGTGATCTTGCTTCATGATATATTGCTTCGACTAAACATGTAAAAGAATCTGCTTTTGCTGTCGGTATAAAAGCAAACATCATAATCATAATACTAATTATTAATTTCAATGTACCCTCATTACTTTAAAGTCTTCTTCATCTTCTAATCCCATGATTTCTAAACATTCAAATGCTTCATGAGACGTTTTAAAATATCCAGCACCTCCAGTTGCATTAGGCAAAAAAGAATATGACTCTATGTCATTAGGCACTGGCATGTGGACGATTACAAAACTCATATTATCCCCCTAGTATCATTAGTAATAGTATAATTAAATCCATGTTACCCTCCTGTATAAAGTATTACGTCTGTTACATCTAACAAAACTGGTCCAGTAGTTATAAGTAAACATATTAAAAGTATCATTCTCCTACTCCCCCCACATTTTCTCTTATGATGTCATGGTGATTTAACTCAGCCCAATAAATCTCAAGGGCTTCTGCTTGTTCTGGTGCTTTACCTGTCCCATTACAGGTAGTACATTTTTTGTCTAAAGGTGGTTGTGCTATGAACTTATGCATCTCACCTGCTGGTACAATAGACGTATCACCAGCATACAAATATGTGCTATCACATGTCCCATAGTCTTTCCATCTCTGGATTTCTAATCCACCCGAAATAACATAAAACATATTGATCTTTGATTGATGTTTATGTTGAGAACAATATCCATTAGGATCAACTTTAATTCTATGTACTTCTACTGCTGGTGCTTGATGTATAGGTTCAGTGCCACCCCATATCTTACCTTCAATGATGCTCATTTATATCTCCTAGTATAGAGTAAAGTATTTCTTCATAGTATTCTGATAACCTTCCAGAATACTAGCTACATATGCTTCATTAATAGTCGGGGTCTTAGGATTGTCAGCTTTGTAAGTACCCTTTCTTGTTCTTGCTCTTTTCATTTTCTTATTCATTTACTTCTCCTTATAAGTGATTTGTAATTTTCCTACTATCTCTCTAACTATACCATCAAGATAGGGCTGTAACCCTGCACGATGTATGTTAAATAGTTTCTTATGCTGTGCTAGTTCTTCTTCAAGAGCCTTGATCTTTAAATCTTTTTCATCAGGTTCTTGTACTTCTACTTCTTCATCAGCCATTATATCCTCCTAGTAGTTAATAGCTATTACGTTAATTGTATCTGTAAACTCTTGACCTAGAGAACAGGTATCATTGCTACACTTTGCATGAGTGGTATCAACAGATACTACCTTATCATCTGAGTCTACTATAGCAGGGAAGTATAATTCTTCTCCGCATTGCTTACAATCTGTCATGGTTTAACCTTCCTTAATTTATTATAATTTCTTGCTTCGTACTTAACTTGGTTATCTTTCTTATGATCAAACAACCACAGATGGTTATCATTTATAAAGAGAACTGATCCCCTCATATCACCATCTTTATCCTCAAGAAAATCCCCTCGTTTAAACTCCAGATCATTACGATTGATTGGTATCCTTGAGTCCAGGTGTGGGCTTCTGTTTCGTATCTCTTCAAGCAGCTCTAGCATTGCTTCACAACCTTCTTTCTCAAGACAGTCTAGCTCACCATCAATCACCATCTGTATATCATCTAGCACAATATCAAAAAGTTTCTGACTATCTATATTAGAATACATCTTTATCTCCTATGCATAAACAGAACCAACACCCCATGATCCATCGGGTACTAATATTAATTCACCTTTGCTATTATACACTACATGGGGATCATCTGCAACAGCAATCATTCTAGCTTCTGAGCCAGCACTAATTCTATTCTCCCAATACACTGTTATAGGTGTAGTTGGGTACACTGTACCTAGTGGTTCAATCATTTTACATCCATCCTAACATTAGTTTTGTTTCTTCTGGAACCATATCCATACTAAATGGTGGGTCAAATACTGTATTAATAAGAACACTTATAACTTCTGGTACATAGCCAGCCCTTTGTATATCATTAACAATCTCATCTGCAAATGGGCAGAAAGCACTTGTCAATGTGTGTGTAATAGTAACCTCATGTTCTCTCTCATTGATAGCAATATCATAGATCAATCCAAGATCATATAGACTAGCAGAGGGTATCTCTGGA